CCGACACCTGCCAAGGGCAAACGATTCGCCAAGACCGTTCGCAACCCGGAAACCGGACGCACCCGCACCGTGAGCTACGGTCAGGCCGGCAAGGCCAAGGGCGGCGGCGACCGCATCAAGCCTGGCACCGCCAAGGGTGACGCATACTGCGCACGCTCGTTCGCGCAGATGAAGCAGCACCCCAAGGCGGCACGAGATCCGAACAGCCCGCTCCGGCTCTCGCGTGCGAAGTGGAAGTGTAGCGGCAAGACCTCAAGGAAGTGAACATGGCAAAGAAAGCAGCAAAGCGCGGCCTGTACGCAAACATCAACGCTCGTCGGGCCGCCGGCACTAGCCGACCCAAGTCAAAGAGCACCGTCAGCCCTAGCGCGTACAAGGCGATGAAGCGCGGATTCAAGTGAATCACCATGCGCGTGCGCCTGGGCCAACGGTACTGGGTGTTCCGCTTCGTGAATCACCTCGTCAACTACGGCGAGGTGGAGCACGGCGATAGTGCAGACACGCGCATCATTCGCATTCGACGCGGTCAGTCCGAGCAGGAAATGCTCGACACCATCATCCACGAGGCGCTGCACGCCGCCAGGCCGGAGCTCGACGAGGACGCCGTTGCCTCGACCGCCAACGACATCAGCCGTCTGCTGTGGAAACTGGGGTACCGGCTCACGGACCCCAAATGACCTCGGAGTTGCGCCGGTAGTTGCTGACGGTCGGACGCGCCGCCGGGCGCACAAGGTGCTTGTCGTTGAACATCAGGTAGTTGTTCGGCAGCAGCGCGAACTGGCCGCCGTTCAGGTGCACCATGTTGAGCGGCTTGTGCTCGTCTGGATATCGGCTGAACCCGTCGCGCCAGTCGATCATGATCCCGGTGTGACGACCGTGCAGTGCCACTCCGCGAATTGACGAGCAAACTAGTCCCTCGAGGTAGTGGCAATGCCAGGCCTCCATGTCCTCGCCCATCGCACCCCACGGCTGCAACGTCAGCGCCTGCTCCATGAACGTGTACGACGTGCTGATGTAATTCCACAGCATGCCTGACCAGTGGGCGCCTGATTCCAGCAGCACGTGCCCCATGATCGCCTGACCTGGCCGGCAGTAGATCCCGTGCAGTATCCCGCGTGTCGTGCCGGCTGGCATCTCTGGCCCGAGCGCGACATTGTTCACATTGACATAGATGTGGTACGGCAGGTTGCAGTGACGCATGGCGGGTAGGATAGGGGCGCGGTGACGTCGGATTCGACTGCCGACATGGGTGCTGCCTGAAGGCCGCGAGGTACGCCGCAGCGCCGGAACATTGGGGTAACGGGAACCTGCCGCCGGGGACAGACGCTCAGGCGTTGTGTCCCATTGCGGTACAGATGTGCAAATGTGTAGTGCATTTGATCCAGCAGCCGATGAAATGAAACGCTACAATGGCGTGACGAGCGGCTGGAATCGCTCAACATTTCGGACTCCGGTGGCGGGGCGCGGTGCTTCCAGCCGCTCCCGCGCTTCGCCCCGGATTTTCCCATTCGTCCGCTACATGGCGGACAGACAGGATTGCGGCATGGCGACGGATCTGCCTTGGTTCTCGATGTACCCGACCGACTTCCTCGTGAGTACGGCGATGCTGACCCCGGTGCAGGGCTGGGCGTACACCCAGATGCTGATGTACGCCTGGACGAACGGAGGCATTCCGGACGACCGGGAAGCTTGTCAGGCGATGACTCGATGCCAGTTGACCGATGCAGACTGGGCTGTGTTGAGGGCTCGGTTTGAGGTTAGGGTAGCTCAAGCCACCCTGCCAGCCACCCTCGTCCACCCTCGCATGGAGGTCGAGCGCGAGAAGGCTCGCAGCCGGCACACCGCGGCGGTCGAGGCAGGCCGAAGGGGTGCAGAAGCCCGTTCTGGGGCCAAAAACAAGGGTGGCTTAAGCAACCCTACTAGGGTGGCTCAAGCAACCCTACCAGCGGAAACGCAGGGTGGCTCAAGCAACCCTACTAGGGTGGCTTCAGCAACTACAACCACAACCACAACTACAAACAAAACCCCCCCTACCCCCCTTCCTCGAGACGCGATGCGACGTCTGCTGATGCGCGAGCCAGCCTGGCGTACGCGGGTCGAACGGGCGGGGGCGGGGGATTGGTATGTCAAGGGGGAGGACGGACAGCAGAGGGCCGTCACCGAAGACGAGGTCATCGCCGAGGGCATCACCGTGATGACCGCCAAGGTCGAGCAGGAGCGCGAGCTCACGCTCGCAAAACTGCGAACCAACGGCCTCGCTGATGGCGAGGCCGAGGCCATGTACCGACGATGGCTCGCCGAATACCTCGAAGGCGGACAATCCCCAGCGACCGTCGTGCGCAACGATCTCGCCGACAAGAGCGTCAGGAACATCGCAGCCGTATGGAGGGCGCGGCTAGCCGCACCGTACAATCCCGGTCATGGCACGCAAGCGCAGACGTCAGGGGAAGCAGGTGCTGCTGGCCGGCCTCGATGACTGCATCCTCGGCGTTCACTACCCTCGTGCCGGCGAGGCAGGGCCGCCCGTGGTCGTCTACAGCGCGGACATGATCGCAGCCCGCCTACGCGACGATCAGGGCATGACCCAGGTCGAAGCACGGTGCTTCGTCACCGACGAGATCGAGGCACGCTGGATGGGGCCGGGAACACCGCGTTTAGTCTGGGCGGCAACTATCCAAGATTTCGGCATAAACAGCACCAAGGACTGATATAATCACGCCATGATCGTACGAAGCTTCGATGACTGGAAGGCCGCCGTGCGCGAGCACATGGCACAGACCGGACAGGTCACCAACGCGCTGGCTGTTCGCATGGACGCCGAAGACCGCATGGCGGCACACAACGTGCGGTGTCTGCTTTCTGACGCTCCCAAGATCAGGCGCAAGGGATGCAACCTCGCCAGCGCAATTGCCATCGCCGAATCCGTTGGACTGGAAATCCATCTTTCATACAAGAATGAAACCTGATGCCAAGCAAATCACCCGCACAGAAGCGCCTGATGCAGGCGGCAGCGCACTCCCGGTCGTTCGCAAAGAAGGTCGGCGTCCCTATGTCCGTCGCAAAGAAGTTCGTGCGGGCGGACAAGGCGAAGGCAGCCAAGCGCCGCGCCCGCTAGGCGAAACGCCCAGAAAGCGCGGTGGGCAAACGGTTTACACACAGGAATTGGCCGACGAGATCTGTCTGCGCCTGTCCAATGGCGAATCGCTCAACGCCATTTGTAAGACCACCGGCATGCCAGGCGAGGCAACCGTCAGGGACTGGCAGTTGAATGACCTGAACGGATTCGCCGCGAAGTACGCGCACGCGAGAATTGCACAAGCGCACCGTTGGGCTGAGGAGATCGTCACCCTGTCAGACATGACCCCCCCGCTTACCCCGGACGGTCGGTACGACTCTGGCGCCGTAGCTCACCAGCGCCTCATGGTCGATACGCGCAAGTGGTTGCTGTCAAAGGTGTTGCCCAAGGTGTATGGCGACCGCGTCAATCTGGACCACGCTGGCGAAATCACCCTGACCGTCATCACGGGCGTGCCAAGTGCCGATAAGTCTTGACTACAACCCGCGCCAGTGGCAGCGGGAATGTCACCTGAAGCGCAAGAGGTTCACCGTTCTTGCCCTGCACCGACGTGCTGGCAAGGCACTCGACGTTGATACGCCGATTCCCGTTGTGGCCGGCGGGTTCAAGCGCATGGGTGATTTGGTCGAGGGCGACATGGTGTTCGACCAGAACGGTCAGCCGTGCCGAGTCGTGTACGCCCACGATGTGATGCACGACAGGCGGTGCCTTGAGGTCTGGTTCTCGGATGGGACCAGCATCGTCTGCGACGAGGATCACCTGTGGCACACCCAAACAAAGCTTGACCGTACCAATCGTGTTGGCCGCGTCCAGGTCGATGGGCGTATGACATCCGGCATCTTGGCTCCACTATCAGGGACCGTCAAGCGAACCAAGGACATCGAGGCAACGCTGCAATACGCTGGCGAGAACAACCACAGCATCGCCCTGTGTGGACCACTTGAACGCCCAAATGCCGACCTGCCAATTGACCCATACGTCTTTGGCGCGTGGCTCGGGGATGGTCATTCACGCACGTCCGCATTCACGACGATGGACGGGGAGATGGTTGACGAGTTCCGCCGGTTCGCGGACGGAATAGGCTGCACGATCAAGGCGCACAAGCACCAATCCGGCGGCAGGGCTACCACATACCAGGTGAGCAGGGCTAGGCGCGGCAACGGCGATTCAATGCAAACCAGGCTCAGGCTGCTCGGCGTCCTGCGGAACAAACACATCCCGGCCCTCTACGTGAATGCATCGGTGGCTCAGCGAAAGGCGCTGTTTGCAGGCCTCATGGACACGGACGGAGCCATATCTGCGTGCGGCAGGAAGTGCGAAATCACCCTGAAGCGCGGGCCGTTGGTCGATGGGATCATGGAGCTTATGTGGTCGCTCGGCATCAAGCCTGGCAGGTCGATCAAAGTCGTAAATGGCACGGCCTACGAGCGCATAAACTTCACCCCAACCTTCAACCCATTCCGACTGCCGCGCAAGGCCAATCGCTACGTCGCCAAAGACACGTTCGCGGGCCAGCGGATGATTGTTGCGGTCAACGAGGTTCCATCTCGCCCGGTGCGATGCATTACCGTGGACAGCGAATCGAGCCTGTATCTGTGCGGGAAACAATGCGTTCCGACCCACAACACCGAACTTGCCATCATGGAGCTTCTGGACAAGGCTCTGAAATGCAAGCAGCCGCTTGGGTTCTACGTGTACATCGCTCCGTTCCTGCGCCAGGCCAAGGCCATCGCATGGGCTCGATTGAAGGACAAGTTGCGCCCAATGCGCACGACCGGGGCCATCGACATCAACGAGGTGGATCTGGCCGTCGTGTTCAAACACAACGGCGCGACCATCCGCCTGTTCGGCGGCGACAACCCCGACGCCCTGCGCGGCGTCCGTCTAGACGGCTGCGTGATTGACGAGGTCGCGCAAATCAAGCCCGAGGTCTGGACCGACATCGTGCAGCCTGCCCTGTCCGACCGCAAGGGCTGGGCGATGTTCATTGGCACGCCGTCTGGCATCAACCTGTTCAGCGAGCTGTTCTACCGCTCCAACGGCCTCGAGGACTGGTGGTCTGCCCTTTATACCGTCGATGACACCGACGCTATCGACCGTGACGAAGTCAGGCGCCTGCGCCGCGACATGCCAGAGTCGGCGTTCGCACGCGAGTACCTGTGCGACTTCAGCGCAGCCGGCGACGATCAGCTCATTACGCTGTCCGACGCTGAGTCAGCGGCACGGCGCCGATACTCAGACGGCGACATCATCGACTCCCCGCTGGTCGTTGGCGTTGACCCTGCCCGGTTCGGTGATGACCGCAGCGTGATCGTGCTGCGCCAAGGGCTCGTCGTGTTCGAGCCGCAGGTCTACCGTGGGATCGACAACATGGGCCTGGCTGGCCGTGTCGCCAACGTCATCGAGGAGCGCGACCCAGACGGCGTGTTCATCGACGTTGGTGGCGGGGCGGGCGTGATCGACCGGCTGCGCCAGTTGGGCTACGGGATCGTCGAGATCAACTTCGGCGGCAAGCCCAACAACCCCGGCCTGTTCGTCAACAAGCGCAGCGAGATGTGGTGGACCATGCGCGAATGGCTCGAGCAGGGCGGCTCGATTCCCAACGACCCGTACCTGAAGGCCGAACTCGCCACCCCAACGTACTCGTACGACAGCAACGGCAGACGGGTGCTCGAGTCCAAAGACGAGATCAAGCGCCGGCTACAGGGTGGGGCGAGCCCGGACATCGCCGACGCGCTGGCGCTGACGTTCGCGTTCCCCGTCGGCAAGCAGCTCCCACGCGAGGTGCGCGACCGGATCGACACTCGACCAGGCGACTACGACCCATACGAGGGCATGCAATGATCCGACCAGCAACCCGCGATGACGTTCCTGCGCTGCTGACGATGGGCAGATCGTTCATCCAGTACAGCGAGTACCGGGCGATCAACGACAACCTGACCGACGAGCAACTAGCGAACGGTATAAGCGCGGTCATTGACTGTGGAGTTTCGTTTGTTGCGCTCGACGGCGAGCAAATCATCGGCGGCATCCTTGGCGTGGTCGGCCCGCTCTGGTTTGCGCCGCACGTTCAGACCGCCGTTGAGCTCGCGTGGTGGGTTGACCCTGCGCATCGTGGCATGGCTGGCATCAGGCTCATGCAGGCGTTTGAGCGCGAGGCCAAGCAACGCGGTTTGAAGTACGTGGCGATGAGCGATCTCGTGATGAATGGGCGAGATGAGACACCTGCCGCAAGAATCCTCGGCATCATGGGTTACACTCTGACCGAGCGGATGCATTCCAAGGAGATTTGAAATGGCAGCGATCAGCACCATCGCCGCAGTGGCGGCAGCAACGGCAGCGGCGGCAGGAACGGGGTACGCGATCTATTCAGGCGAGCGTGCCGATGCGGCACAAGAAAAGGCGCTCGGTGAGCAGCGGCAAGCGCAAACGCAGGCAAGCGCACAGGCAGCATCGCAGCAGCGACGCAGTGCCCAGGCGATGGCCGCAGCCAACCGCCGGCAGCCCAACATGGGCGAGATCATGGCTGGCGCAGCGGAAGGCGCGGGTGGCGGACCGACCAGCACCATGCTGACTGGACCGACTGGCGTGAACCCGCAGGATTTGGCGCTCGGTCGCAGTTCACTCCTCGGAGGGTAATCGTGAGCGAATACACCAGCGACGCACAGTCATACCCCAGCGCACCGACACGCGACAAGTTGTTCACGCGATGGGGGCAGCTCAAGTCTGAGCGGGCGTCGTGGCTGTCTCACTGGCAGGAGATCACGACCTACCTGCTCCCGCGCAACGGGCGCTACTTCCGCCAGGACCGCGACAAGGGCTGGCGCCGGCACAACAACATCTACGACAACACCGGCACTCGCGCACTGCGCACGCTCGGAGCCGGCATGATGGCGGGCGCCACGAGCCCAGCGCGGCAGTGGTTCCGGCTGGCAACCGCCGACCCGGAACTGAACTCCTATCAGCCCGTCAAGTTGTGGCTCGATGACGTGACGCGCCGCATGCAGTTGGTCTTCCAGAAGTCCAACACCTACCGCGCCCTGCACACGATGTACGAGGAACTCGGCGCGTTCGGCACGGCCACGAGCATCGTGCTGCCCGACTTCAAGAACGTCATCCACCACTACCCCGTCACGACGGGCGAGTTTTGCATTGCTACCGACGCGCAGGGCCGCGTTGACACGCTGTACCGCGAGTTTGAGATGACGGTCTCCGCGATGGTCAAGGAGTTCGGTTACAAGAACTGCTCAACCACCGTGCGCAACATGTGGGATCGGGGCACGCTAGACCAGTGGATTCCGGTCATCCACGCCATCGAACCGCGATCCGACCGCGACCACAAGAAGCGCGACAACAAGAACATGCCGTGGGGGTCGTGGTACTTTGAGGTCGGCGGCGAGGACGGCGTGTTCCTGCGAGAGAGCGGGTTCGAGCAGTTCCCCGCGCTCGTACCGCGCTGGGCTACCGCCGGCGGCGACATCTACGGCAACAGCCCCGGCATGGAGGCGCTTGGCGACATCAAGCAGCTACAGCACGAGCAGTTGCGCAAGGCGCAGGCCATCGACTACCAGACCAAGCCGCCGCTTCAGGTGCCCGTGTCGATGAAGAACCGCGACGTCGAGACGCTGCCCGGAGGCATCTCGTTCGTGGACGGCGCGTCAGCGGGCATCAAGACGGCGTTCGAGGTCAACCTCAACCTCCAGTACCTGCTGAACGACATCCAAGATTGCCGCGAGCGTGTTCGTGGTGCGTTCTATGCCGACATGTTCCTGATGCTGGCGGGCCAGCCGAACACCCGCATGACGGCTACCGAAGTCGCCGAGCGCCACGAGGAGAAGTTGCTCATGCTCGGGCCCGTACTCGAGCGCCTGCACAACGAACTGCTCGACCCGCTCGTGGACATTACGTTCACGCGCATGTTGCAGGGCGGCATCATCCCGCCGGCGCCCGAGGAGTTGCAGGGCATGGACCTGAACGTCGAGTTCGTCAGCATGCTCGCCCAGGCGCAGCGTGCCATTGGCACGAACTCGGTCGACCGCTTCGTCGGCAACCTCGGCCAGATCGCCACGATGAAGCCGGACATCCTCGACAAGTTCGACAGCGACCAGTGGGCTGACATTTACGCAGACATGCTTGGCGTGGACCCGTCGCTCATCATCGCCGACAAGGAGGTCGCGGCCATCCGCACCGCCCGCAACCAAGCGATGGCGGCCAAGGAGCAGGCGGCTGCGTTGCAGCAGTCGTCGCAGACCGTCAAGAACATGGCGCAGGCTCCGACCGGACAGCAGAACGCCCTGACTGACGTGATGAACATGTTCAGTGGATACACCAGCCCGTCGGCGCTGGAAGTTTGAGAGGATTGAATGCCATACTTTATGAAGACGCCCGGTGGTCCTTGGCTTTACAACTCAACCACAGGCGATTTCGCTGGCTTGAAAGATCCCGACGGCAGCGAACTGATCTTCGCTAGAGCTCCGCATACGGGTGGGTTTTTTGACGTGTCAAACCAGACTGCGCTTGCAAACACTGCTACGCCAATGGAATACGACACAACCGACTTCTCGCATGGAGTTTCGGTTGTGAGCAACAGCCAAATCACAGTGACACGCGACTCGGTCTACAACATCCAATTCAGCGCCCAGTTCAAGAACACAGACAACTCATCGGAGCACAACGTAAGCGTGTGGCTCGCATTGAACGGAACCAATGTCGCAAACAGCAATACACAGATCACGCTGCCGAGAAAGCATGGTGGTGGTGACGGGTTGCTGGTTGCAGCATGGAACTTTTTCGTGACCATGAACGCCGGCCAGTACGCGCAGATCATTTGGTCCACGCCAAACACCGCCGTGTCGATTGCCTACGAAGGCACTCTATCGACTCCGACCAGGCCGGCTACGCCGTCTGTGATCCTGACCGTCAACGAGGTCAACGGTATCTCCTGACGTTGCTAGTCCAACATTCGTCATCTCAGACAGTCCAAACGTGAGCAATTACGACCCACTCGATATCCGTGGACAAGAGCGCAACAAGGCCGAGCGCGACCAGCGTGAACGCCTCGAGCGCGAAAACGAGGCCGCCGACGTCAAGTGGCTGATGAACAACAAGCGTGGCCGGCGCATGGTGTGGCGGTTGCTGGACAGGGCCGGGGTATTCCGGTCATCGTTCGCCACCAACAGCATGACAATGGCCTTCTCTGAAGGTAACCGTAACTACGGCCTACAGTTACTTGGTATTATCCATGCCGTATGCCCGGAACTTTATCCGGTCATGTTGAAGGAACACACGAATGAACGAACCAACGACGATGCTGGCGACCCCAACCAGTGAGGCGCCCACATCATCGAATGCCAGCAACACCTCCGCGACGGCGGAGAAGTTGTATGGCGAGCAGAAGGCGTCTGCACCTCAGACTGCGCCCGCCGATACGGCCAAGGCGCAGGACGCCCCTGTGACCGGACAGGCAGAGAAGGCCGCCGAGGCACCCGCCGACGCCAAGCCGACCACGCCTGAGAAGTACGAATTCAAGGCTCCTGAAGGTCAGGAGTTTGACGGTGACACCATCACCGCGTACTCGGAGGTCGCACGGGAACTCAAGCTGAGTCAGGACGCTGCGCAGAAGCTGCTTGACGTCATGGGCCCGAAGATGGCCGAACGTCAAATGGCTCAGATTCAGGCTGTTCAGGGCGCTTGGATGGAGGCATCCAAGCAGGACAGGGAATTCGGCGGCCCCGCGCTTGCCGAGAACCTAGCCGTCGCCAAGAAGGCTTTGGATGCGTTCGGCACCGCTGAGCTCCGCACGCTGCTCAACGAGTCTGGGCTGGGGAATCACCCGGAGATCGTCCGGTTGTTCTTCCGCGCAGGCAAGGCAATCAGTGAGGATCGTGTCGTGACGGGCTCGACCGGGCAGGCCAAGGCCGGCCCTAAGTCGTTCTCCGATCTGGCCGATGTTCTGTACTCGTAACTAACCCCTACAAAGGAATCGCAACATGGCAACTCTCTCTACGTCGAATCTGACGCTGGCCGACTGGGCCAAGCGCACCGATCCGGATGGCCGCGTCCCGGTCATCGCGGAACTCCTCTCGCAGTCGAACGAAATCCTCGAGGACTGCGTCTTCAAGGAAGGCAACCTCCCCACGGGCGAGCGCGTCGTCATCCGCACCGGGCTTCCCTCGGTGTACTGGCGCGCCCTCAACCAGGGCATCCCGAACAGCAAGAGCACGACCGCTCAGGTCGATGAGGCTTGCGGCATTCTGGAAGCCCGCAGCGAGGTTGACAAGGATCTGGCGATGCTGAACGGCAACACCGCTCAGTTCCGCCTGTCCGAAGACGTCGCCTTCCTCGAGGCGATGAACCAGACTCAGGCCACCACCCTGTTCTACGGCAACCCCGCCACCGATCCGAAGCAGTTCCTCGGCCTCGCGCCGCGTTACTCGGACATCGGCGCTGGCAGCCCGAACAACTCGCAGAACATCATCTCGGCTGGCGGTAGCGATGCCACCAGCAACACGTCGATTTACCTCGTCGTGTGGGGTGACCAGACCGTGTACTGCCCCTTCCCCAAGGGCAGCAGCGCCGGCCTGATCCACGAAGACCTCGGCGAGCAGACCGTCTACAACAGCGATGGCACCCGTCTTCAGGCGTATGCCACCCGCTACCAGTGGAAGAACGGTCTGGTGGTCAAGGACTGGCGCTACGTCGTCCGCATCTGCAACATCGACACCGATGACCTGATTGCGCAGACGACCACGCAGGCGGCGAGCGCTTCAACCGCGATCATCAAGCTGATGAGCCGCGCCCTGTACCGCATCCCCAACATGGGCATGGGTCGGGCCGCGTTCTACATGAACCGCACCGTCCACAGCGGCCTTGCTATCGCTGCGCTCGACAAGAGCCAGTACGTGCTCAAGGTCAACGAAGGTCTGTCGCAGTTCGGTCAGCCCTACAGCTGGCTGTCGTTCCAGGGCGTGCCCCTGCGCCGCGTGGATGCCATCGTCAACACCGAAGCCGTCGTGTCCTGATAGGACCGACAGAAAGGAACTAACACAATGATTACTGATCGTCTTCTCGTCGTGTCCGGGTCGAACAACCCCGGATCTGCCATCAGCGGGCAGGCCATTACCGCTGACGCCGTTTCGACCGACACCATTGATCTCGGCACCGCCCGAGACATCGGTGAAGGTTCGGATCTGTTTATGGTGTTCACCGTGGTTACTGCATTCGACAACCTGACCTCGCTCGATCTTGAGGTGGTCATCAGCGCGAACGCGAACCTGTCCAGCCACACCGTGCTTGCAGAGACGAACGCCACTCTTGCAAACTCCGGTCTCGTGGCCGGCAAGCAGTACGTGGTTGCCCTGCCCCCGCAGATTGCAAGCCTCGGCCTGCGTTACCTCGGCGCCCGCTACGACGTAAACGGGACCAACCCGACCACTGGCAGCATCCTCGCTGAGATCGTTCACAACATTCAGGACGGTCGCAAGTTCTACGCCAGCGGCTTCTCGGTGACCTGACATGAAAGTCCGCGCACTCGTGACGTGTTTCATCGACAACGGCCTCCGCAAGGAGGGCGAAGTCTTCGAGTACAACGGTCCTGCCAACGGGAACGTCGAACCCATCGACGCGCCCCGCGAACCGGAGCAGCCTGAAGTCGTGCCTGTGGTGCGACCCAAGCGAGGCCGGCCAGCCAAGACCACCGTCACGGCGGACTGACACGACGCATGTGACCCCGGAGGGGCGTCGGACTAAACACCCGGCGCCCCTCTTTTCCTAGGAGGATCGAATGGCAAGCGTGGTTGAAATCTGCAATCTGGCACTCGCGCACCTCGGTGACGATGCCTCCATCGCCAGCATCGACCCGCCGGAAGGGTCGGCTCAGGCCGAGCACTGCGCTCGGTTCTACCCCATCGCCCGCGACAGCCTCCTCCAAATGCACGCATGGAACTTCGCGTCTCGCCGCGCATTGCTTGCGCAGGTGACGATGCCGTACACCATGTGGAAGTATTCGTACGCTTGCCCGGGCGACATGATGGTCGCCGTCAGCGTGCTGCCACACGACGCCGAGAACGACTACGCGGCCAAGTTCGTTCCCAGCGATACCCCGGACTTCCTGCACAACTACGCACCGCTCGTTGCAGCTGGTCGTTACGTGCCACAGCCGTACAGCATTGAAACCGACACGCTCGGCAACAAGGTGTTGTATACAGACCAGCAAAACGCGCTGCTGCGATACCAGGCTCTCGTCACCGACCCGACCAAGTTTGACCCGCTGTTCGTCATGGCGCTGTCGCACCACCTTGCCGCCATGCTTGCCGGCCCGGTCATCAAGGGCGATCAGGGCGCGGCTGAGGGCAAGCGGCAGGCGCAGATGATGATGGCCTACCTGCAACAGGCCCGCATGTCGGACGCCAACCAGCGCAACATCAAGCCGGAGCACATCACGGGCTGGATCGCAGGACGCTGACCAATGCCAAACACCCGCATCTACAACAGATCGTTCGCTGGCGGCGAGCTGTCGCCGGAGATGTTTGGGCGCATTGATGACATCAAGTTCCAGACTGGTGCCGCCAAGATGCGGAACTTCATCCCGACCCCGCAGGGGCCGGCAGAGAACCGACCCGGCACCAAGTACGTGGCGACGGTGAAGGACAGCACGCGGCGCACGCGACTGCTGCCGTTCACGTACAGCACGACGCAAACGATGGTGCTTGAGTTCGGGCAGGGCTATATCCGGTTCCACACGCAGGGCAGCACGTTGCAGGCTGGCACGCCGGCGGCCTACAACGGGGCGACCGCCTACGTGGTTGGCGACCTGGTGTCCTCGGGCGGCACGAACTACTACTGCATCGCGGCCACGACCGGCAATGCACCGCCGAACGCGACGTACTGGTATCCGCTGCCCTCGAGCGCCTACGAGATCCCGTCGCCCTACCTTGAGGC